GGCGTTCCCCACGTAGATGAATTAAAGTGTTCAGCATGCTTGCTGTCGTCTCTATTGCCCGTTAGGTCTATCAGGTAGTGACGCAATAAGATCTTAATCTCTTCCCGTTCTTTATTGTTCACTTGACCTCCCCCTGTCTAACTACAGGCTTAACTTTTCTTATTTCTTTCAAAGCCTCTTTTGCCGAGGATAACTGCTTAGATAGAACAACAACGGACTTTTCAGCCTCTTCAAGGTCTTGAATTCTTGTTCTTAGCTCGCGAAAAATCATATTTTCTGCATCAGAAATTAAGTCTGCTGTATGTCTTAACCCCAGATCGCAAGCATCAAAGTAACAATCCCCTAATCTATTAAAAAGATCTTCTTGCTCCTCTGTAAGAGTTGCCGTTTCTTCCCTGTTTATCGTGACGCTCATTTCACTTCCTCCAAGGCTTGCTTGACCAAATCAAGAGACGCATCGCATTGACCCGATACTGTCCAATTGGTGTTTGTGACCGGACTGCTTGCAACGTAGTAGTCGTAGACCATGACATATTCACTGCTACAGTCCTCGTTGCTAAGTTCTATCAACCACTCAGCCTGACTGCCGTAGTCTAAGAACTCTCCCGCGTGGCTAGGGTCGCCAAACGCTCTTACTAAATCGTTAAAAGATGCTTTGATCATTCCCACTTTTCGAAAACGTTGGTTAAAGAAAAGATCGTGTTTGATAACTTCTACTGTCATTTTCCTGTCCTTAATTGATTAATGTGTCGGACAGTATAAGGCTATTCCCATACTCACGTCAAACTTTCAAATAAGACGTTCCAATCTTCTCCCCGTGGGTTTTTTAAAAGAACTACTGGTTTTGTTCGCAGTCCGTGTTCCGCGACCTCTATGGCTTGATCTCCTGAAAACGAATAAATATGCGTGTCTTCACCTTTTGACAGCCGTATCCACACCCAGACATTTGCATGTTGATGCTTGGTCAAAAACGATACTTGGTGGGGGGAAAGTCGCACAGTATTGCCGGAACATTGCTTGAGTTCGATTAAATGAAAACCGTGATCCGTGGACAGTAGTAAGTCAGGCAAGCCTAGTGAGGCGATAGACTCAAGCCTCGTCGGTATCCACTTCGGTTTCAGTTTCTTCAGTTGATTCCGCAGGGAGTTCCAAAACTGGCTCTCCTTCTTCGTCGGACGAACCGGCGTAAGTGATTGGCGCGTATTCACTCTTGATTTCCTCCAAGGCTTTCTCGACCTCTTCTTTCGACATCGAGTCAATCGAGCCATAACGCACTTCAGATTTGCTGACATACAAACCCGCTATCTGCCCTCGAAGTTTCTCCGCTTGCACTGAAGCCGAGTAAGCCCCGTTCGATAAACTTTCTTCTCGAAGGTGGTGTAAGTCTTTCAAATGACGGTGGTAAGTGACCGCGTACTTTTTATTCAACTCATCTCGATAATTTTGTATGGCGAGGGCTACGTTTGGATACCTGTTTGGATTCATTAACTCCGAGGCTCGAACCCGAGCAGACTTAGGCGGATAGCCCGCGTTAATCGCCGCGTCCACCTGTGTGATAAAACCGTCCTTGGTCACCATTTCCTGAACGAACAATTCTTGTCGTCGAGTTAATTTTCTTTGCGACGGATCTGCCTTTGGTTTCGGTGCCGCTTTTCTTCGATACTTTCGTTTTTGCGAGGACGGCAAAATGTAGCGGTCAATCATAACTCTCTTCAATCTCCTCTAACGTTTGTCGATGAAGAAACAAGGGGGTCTGTGAACCCACATGAGCACCGACAACATTGTACTCCATGTGATCGATAGCCATTTCCATAGCGTCCTCTTCACCGTCATAATCTTTCATCAAAATTTCAACACACTTATCGTAATCGTAGACGATAACATCGTCAAATCCGCAACGGACACCCACCCCAATAACCGCATCATCAAAACCGTCTGCTTTTAACATCAGCTACACATCGCTTTGCCGCGAGCCGCGCCCAGTTCAAATCGTTTTCGTTCTTCCGCTTGGCATTTTTTCGAGCAATACTTGAGTTTTTTTCCGGTCAATGGTTGATCGCATGTGATACAGCGCAACACAACACGTTTGGCGTACTTGGCTCTTCGAGCCTCTTCCTTTTCCAAATACAGGCGCAAATAAACTTCCAAACGCTGTGCGTCTGATTTATTTACCCGACCTTTTTGATCCAGTTGGTCTGACACAGTTTTTGCCAGATCCTTTAAATTCTCAAGACTCATGCCGTATGCGCGGTTTCTTCTTGGTTTTTCTTAAAGGCTTCAACCTCTTCAGCCAAAAAAGCTTGGTCACTGTTTGAAAGATTGTTTTTCTTCCACGACTCAAAGATCACACGAAGCTGTCCGCTAATCGTGCGCCCTTCAATGTGGCTAATGGTTACAATCTGCTCGTAGATTTCTTTTGGAACCAAAATTGATTTCCAACGGGTAGTGTCCATATAGTTTTCTCCAATGGTTTATAGGATTATATCTGGTTTTATCAGGTGCTTTCAAGGGGTTTCGCCTCACCCCAACTCTCTCCCAAATCAATGTCACATTGGCTTGGAACGCTCAGTTTTATTGCATTTTTCATTACCTCGGCATAGCCCAGAGCTTGCTCGGCAGAAGACACAGAAAAAGCCAGTTCGTCATGCACTTGAAGCAATGGGGTCACGCCCTGTTGGTACAGCAAAACAATGGCTTGTTTGGTCATATCGGCAGCAGAAGCTTGAATCAAACGGTTAAGACTTTTGTAAGTGTATGCCCGCTTTAACCGAGTGGTGTTTCCGTGAAGCGCGAGGGCTTCATCGCGAGGCATAGCCTTGTGCATCTTAAATGAATCCGGCTCCCACAGGTCAAACCGACACTTTCTGCCCTTCAGACTGCGAATGGCACCACTCGAACGCGGGTCATCCAACCTATTTTGCACACCCTGCATCAATTGCTTCACAAAAGGAACGCGGCTGTGGTACTGACGAGTCAGGTCTTTTGCTTCATCTAGCGAAATGTCCAACTGCTCCGACAGCTTGGTCACCCCCATTCCGTACATCATAGCCAGATTGACTACTTTGGCTTGCTTGCGCGGTATTCCCGCCATTTCAGCCACCATGCTATGAAAATCTGTGGTCGGGTCGTTGCTGTATGCCTCGACAAACTCATCGACACCGCCGAGAGATAGGTTCTTACTGTCGCCGTAGACTTTGGCGTAATGAACCAAGATCCGTGGTTCTTGTTGCGAGTAGTCTATCGCACTCCATTGCTCCCCTTCTTCGGGTAAAAACAAACTTCGTATCATTGGCCCCAACTCGGGGTCGCGAGCCGGAATTTGCTGTAAGTTAGGGTTGTTCATTGAAATTCTGCCAGACACCGTACCGCCATCGTCTGAGCGAACCTGATTGATGTGACTGTGAATGCGGTTGTCCTTGGTGACGTGCTTCATAATGTTTGTAATAAACGTCGAGTGCGTTTTGTTTAGCTCTCGGGCTTGCACCACAAGTTTTGGCAATTCGTGTGGGTTCTCTGTCAGAAAAGATTTGGTGAACGAAGGTGCTCCCTTTTCTGTTTTCGGGTAGGGTATGCCCACGCTGTCGAATGCCTTGGCTAATGACTGAGCCGCCCAGATCTCAACGGTACTGCCGACCAGAGACTTAATTCTTTTGTGCGTTTCTTTCTCTCGCTTAATCAATTCTTGCTTGGTGCGCTCCGCCCTGTCCATATCCACGCGAATACCGTTCCACGTCATGTCCACGAGGCACGGCAAGAGAGCCGTTTCCATGTCGAACACGTCCCAGAGGTCTTCCTCGTTTAGCTTTTGCTTGAATACCGACCACAGGTCTAAGGTTAGCTCTGCATCGGTTTCGGCGTAGGGGCCAACAAACTGGGAAGGTAGCTTGTACATCTCAGCTTTTGGGTCGATACCAAAAGACTGCGCGGCTTCAACCAGACCCTTCTCGGACTTGACCTTGTTGAGATAATCGTAAGCCACCGCATTCAAGCTGAAACTGAAACGGTTCTCGTCCAGAAGACTTGCGGTCATCATCGTGTCGATAATTCGACCACTTACGTCCAACCCTTCGCGTTTTAACCACCCATAATCGTACTGCGCGTTATGCATAATTTTGTCACAAGGCAGAGAAAGCACCTTTTTTAGCCACTTTTTGACCAAACGGTCGTCCAAATTGCCCCCTCCGACGTGTTTCGTGGGCAGATAGCCCTTCCAAAACGACGTTGCGACAGCGTAGCCGACCACTTCGCCCCGCCCAGTAGGCCAACCCGCCCCCTGAACCTTTAAATAAGGGTCTTTTGTCTCAAGGTCGATTGCAATTTCAGTCGCTTGACTCAAGTCGGGTAGCTCCAAAGGCGGAACCCACTCCGATTTCGGCGCAAACATCGCCATTTGTAATGGTTTACTCATATCAAATAGTTCTCAAAATAATCCTGTCCGTCCATCAAAAATAAGTTTTCCCTTGCTCGCGTGACGGCAACGTAAAAAACTCGGTGAATGTCTGTGTTCTGTGAGCGAGAAGCCGCCGGAGTCAATGAAGTCAACAAAACTACATTATCGGCTTCACCCCCTTTAGAAGCGTGAATCGTGGACAAACGGATACGAGGCTTGCCATTGAAGGACTCGCCCCGACGCAATAGAGCAGTCATGTAAGCCCTATCTGTCGCGGGCAACTTATCCATTGCCTCGTGCCATATTTCATCCTTGGTTGCCAAAAGACCAAAATCGTCTTGCAACCGCTCTAAACTAAATAATTCTTCTTCATCGGCATTGATGGTCTTGTGACCTCTCGCTATTTTCTTGCCGTTGCCTGACATGTAGCCGTAAATGGTCTGTGCGGCGTGAAGCGTGACCTCTCGACCTTTTCTCAATTGCTCCCACCCATTGACCGCTTCAGAAAGACGCTCGGATATTGAGCGACCATGCGCTTTCTCGAACAGGAAACCCATACTTCTCAGGCTTGCGTCAAAATCCTCTAAAAAGAAATTGGCTTGAGCCAGTACGAGCCAAGACCCCTCGCCCATATCAAGTTCGTCCATGTCATAAATACGTCGAACGGTGCCTTCGGCTTGTTTTGGCAAGTATTTTTTAGGAAACCTATCTGTAATTCTGTCGGCAATGCGCTCTGCAACCTCATGAACCTGTCGAGGTATACGGTAAGATTGCTCCAAAACCTGAGAACCCGAGTCCAACTCGATAAAATGTTGTACATCAGCACCGCTCCAACGATAAATTGCTTGGTCGTCATCGCCCGCCACGTACATTTTGTCGGATATGTCGTCCAGAGAGTGGGCTATGTCCCATTGGATAGGGCTTAGATCTTGCGCTTCATCTAAAAAACACAGCTTGAAACTAGGGGTGCAGTTCTTCAACTGCCGAGCGTACATGACTAACATATCGGTATAGTCTAACAAACCGTTGCTGACCTTGTATTCTCGGTAGGATGTGTCGATGTAGCTAACCTCCGTCCAATCGTGGTAAAAGTCGGTTCGGTCGTACTCTTCTCGCAAACTTACCTTTTTGATTGCCGCTAAATTAATTAGACCCAATACAGGGTGGTCAGTCACCGCTATTTTGCCGTTTTCGAACTCTGCGTCGTTCTTGATTGTGGTTAAACGTATGCCTGTGTACTGCGCCAACTCTTTATAGTTCTCTGTTTTCATGAGCTGACTGTCCTGCAATCCCAACATTCGATAGGCAAGCGAATGCAGGGTGCGAAAGAAAAACAGGTCAGCGTCAGGGTCTAAGCTGAAACGTTCAGATGCCCGCTCTTTAGCCTCGTTCGCGGCTTTCCGTGTGAATGCAAGAAACGCTATTTCGGTGGGCGCAATGCCTTCCGACAAGGCTTTGTCTACCATATTTAACAGCGTTGTTGTTTTTCCTGTGCCGGGGGGTCCAAATATCCTAAACATTGGGCCTATAATCTTTATGCTTTTTATAAAAATCCTTAAAACTTTCCCGAGGTGGTGGCTCTACACTTTCTTTATAATAGGTTTTGAGGTTTCCATACTTTTTATAAAAATCCTTAAAACTTTCCCAAGGTGGTGGCTCTACAATTTGTTTTGGTGTTTCAACAAGTGTAAGAGTTGGCTTTCCAAATCTTTCTTTTCTAAGTATTTCTTTCCACTCAGCTATCTCTACCGAGTGATCTTTTTTACCCGTGTATTTTTCAAAATAAGACAATACTTTTTCTGCCATTGACATATCCATAGTGTGTGACTGCCAAGAATTATCCCATTTATTGGTCTTTACATACCGATTTATGTAAGAAGGCAAATACTGCAAGTTTTCTGGAATATGCAATCCACTGACTTTTTTTCCAAGCAACGGTACAATATGGTCAACGTCGTGCCCTTCTGGGCAATTTTCATATATTTCGTAAATAGCTTTTTCATCTGCCCAATCAGGAAACCTTAGTAATCTTTTCGCCCTTTGCCTTGCGCTCATTGCTTTATCGCGCCAAGAGAATATTCTTTTTTCTCTTGATTTATCTTTTTTTGGAAGTTTTCCTTTAGATTTAGGTTTAGTTACTAAACCTGCTCGTTTTCTTCGTTGGTAATCTGCTTGAGGTATACCCTTTAGTTTTTTTCGTTCATAATGTGCTTTACTTGTAGCGCTTCTTTTAGCTTTAACTTCTGGTTTTTCGTTTCTAATTTTATCAGCAATTCTTTTTTGTTCTTTAGCTTCTGGTTTCTGTCGTTTAGCTATAGCTTCTGGTGTTTGCCACCATCCACACGGATTGCCATTTTTATCTAAATGAATTTTTGCCACGTTATTCCTCCTTAAAATGGTACGTCGTCTGGGTTTCCAAAATCAGGGGTCTGTATGTCATCCACAGGTGCCCCAAAAGTGGGTATTGACCAAACTTTGTACGCTTTTCCTTTAATTTTTAGGCTCATAGCCTCGCCGTTGATGTCTCGAAGACGCTGTGCCATTTTGTGTGTTTTGTATTCGAAGAACCGATTCTTCTTTAAAAAGTTTTCGAAGTCTCGAAGCCGGAAAAAGGTGCGATTTGCATCTTCATCCGTCCACGGACGGCGTAGTAATATCTCTTCCCTGTTTTTGGCGGTTTGCATCGACACGCACCACTCCTCCAAGTAGTCATAAAACTGACCTGCAACAGAAGCGTCCTGAGACACCTCAATGACACTGCCCTCAGTTTGTTGCATGGTATCGAGTAACGCGTTAATACGGCCCTCCCACGAAGGTTTTGACATACTTCTGGGCATGTACGACAGTTGATCTACACAAGATTTCTGAAATTGCAGTTGGTTCATCAATCCATCGGTGTCTAGCTCCAACGGCTGACCGTTAACATCCAAAAACCAGACGGGCGGCTGAGAGTTATACTT